AAAAGAAATTGTGTGTCCTGGTCACTCCAGGGGAAACGGGGAGCATTTTTTATTTTATTATTTAACATTTATTTTTGGTCCTATTTTTCCCGTCAAAAACGGGTTGTAATGCGCCTTGTTTAAATCATCAAAATCGAGATCAAACTCTGGCGCGTTTTTAAAAAACAACGTGCAGCGATTAACAACAGCCGCCCTTGAGCGACCCAGTTTTTTGGCGATTACCGACGGTGGTAAAATGTCTCGATTTTTAGCCAGGTAATTATGTTCAGTTTTCGTCCACCTTTTCCTGGACCCGCTTTTTTGAATACCTAACCTGGCCGCCCGGTCTTTTATTGCGCCAGAAGATCGTTCCATTTGATTGGCCAATATTTCGTTGGTATATCGGACATAGTTAAATCGCAAAAATTGATCTTCTTTATCGGTCCAGCGTTTCACAGCCATCATTCGTTGCCATCCACAAAGACGCCACCAAATGCAGCGCGTAAATTATCAGCGCCAGGGTCGCCCAATAATGCAGGAGCGGCTTTAATTTCGGCGCTGGTGTAATAACCAGGAGCGGTTTTCTGGCTGTTGTAAAACTCAACCCCATCGACTTTTCTATATTTGACGCTGTTACCAGGGGCGTCCATATCCACCATTTCGTGGGGGACCAGGTGATGGTTGTATAAATGCTTTTCGCACCCCAGGCGTTGTTCATCGGTTGTTATTGTTTTGTCATGGAAAAGGCAGCGCCAGCCGCCCTGGTCCATATCAACATGGGCATGAATGCACGTCCGGCAATTCACCTGGGGCAATTCGTCCCGGTGGCAAACGTCCTGGTGGTCGCAGAATTTGCACTTAAAAAAGTCGGCCCTAGTACTTATGCCAGGCGGGGGAATATCGGTTGCTATAATGGTTTTGGCCTTTTCGACTAGGGCCAGAGCATCCTCCTTGTTATATTTAAAACGCTCGGTGTACAATTCGTCAGTGTCTTTGCTGACTGCCATATACATTGCGCGTTCAAGCCCCAGGCCGTGCATATACACTTGCATTTGGGCATAGTGTTCGGGTTTAGATTCGCGCACGCCTTGCTTTTTTAGCAGCGCAAACGATTTGTGATTGTGAGTTTTAAACTCTAATAAATGGGCTTTGTTGGGGGATTCGGGCAAGCCTTTGGCCACCCCGTCACAAGAGCCGGCAAAGTGGCCGCCGTGAAAAGTGCAGCCAAATTGTTTTTGATTTTTATCAACAGCCCAGACCTCTACATCAATCGACATAAGATCACGAATAAAATAATCTTCCTCGTCGTGGCCGCGCTTAAATAGGCGCAGCACGCGCCCAGGGAAATTGGGCACGGTGGCCCAGCGGAAGCCATACCACAGCGCCCGGTTGCACTCGCGGCCTATCATACTTGCGCCTAAATGGGCGCGGCTTGATTCAACATGATTTGTTTCAAACTTGCGATAAATCGCTTCGATGGTGCTGTTGTAACGTGGTGGTATGGTCGCCATTATTTTATCCCCAAGGTGGCGCAGCTACGGCCGCTGTTGGTGGTGGAGTAGGTCGGCCAACCATTGGTGCAGCCGTGGGCTGGTTACTAGCAGGGGCGGTAAATGACACATCATTTGATGGTTCATATCCGTCGCGCTGGCTAATCTTCAAACCCATGACAAACGGTTTTCCGTGCAATTCCTGGGTGTCGCCCATTTGCGGTGGTAAACCTAGATTGTTCATCAATACCGCCAGGTCCTTACGGCCAATATTTTCAGCGACCGGGTTGGGGTTCACTATATTAAGGCGGTGCCAGATTTTGCGATTAACGTGCGCGCCGTCTAATACCTGGCAAACTAATTCCAAATATTGACCGGTGCCCGCTTTGGTATCTTTTACGGCCGATTCAATCACCATGGCGTTATATTTACCCTGGGGTAATGGCTCAAAGCCGCCGCGATCATCGGACGTGTCAATTCCTGTTGCATCAAAAGAAAATTGCATTTTTTGTACCTTTTTTAGTTACGGATTTTATTGGCAATGTTTGCCAAGGTGGGGTATTCGTAGGGGTCCAATTTGCCGGAGCGGTCTTTGGCCTCATACTGAATGTCGCGTGAAGTTTGAAGCGACCGCTCAATTACGCCATCGGCGTTTTTCGTTAAGCGGAGACAGAAAACTTCATCAAAGAAATAGGCCAACGATTGCGCCAGGCGTGCGCCAGGCATCGAGGGCATAAATAGCAGGGTGTTGGCGTGGTCGTCGTTTACCCGGTCCATTTTCGCCGTCATAACGACATTAGTGGGCAGATCACGAAAGGAGCGAATCAGCGCCGTCATTTGGTCTATTAGGGCACCATAAGCCTGGCGTGGGTCTTTGGTTTTGGCCTTTTCAGCGTTTAGCACGACTTCGGCAATTTCGCTGATCGAATCGAGGCAAACCCATTGATAGGGGTGTTCACCCTTTAGATGATTGAATATTTCGTAAACATCATCAATTGACGTGACCACACAAATATCGACCAGGGCGTTATCTTGAATGGAAAGCAAGCCACCTTCGGCGCTTATCATTAAGGTTTTTTCATTGTCCGGGGCAGTGGTACAAAATACTGTCTTGCCAGAGCCAGCGGGTCCGTAGATCAAAACCTTAATGCCGTTTTGCAATGCAGCGTCTTTGGCGCTTATTAATTGAATAGCCATTACGCAGCATCCTCCTCAACCAGTTCGACAGTGACGGCGACTTTGGCCGGTTTGGCGATTACCGCCCGGCTAATTTCGTTGTAATATTCCGGCTCGTTTAGTTCGATGTGACGCAATGCTTTAACGTCGATGGTGGGTTTGTATGAAAATATTTTGCTTAAAATCGCTTCGGGCATTTTCTGTTTGAGTAGGTCCAGGGCGTCAAAATCAATTCGCCTGGTGATTTTGCCAACCGTTTTGATCTTAAAATACTTGCCGGATTGGCTGGTCGTTCCTTCGTCTTTAACGCCAGCCAAATGGATGATGTGAAGTTCAGCGTTTAACACTTCTTGTTTGACTAGCTCCATTCGGTTTTTTGCCTCCTGGAGTGTAAAAGCTGCCTGGTCTATTTCCGTGGGTGTGTGCATATTTTTTCCTTTAAATTAATTCGACTAACATTTGACTAACAATAAGGACCGTTACAAAAAACAAAGTGTGGGTCATGCTGAAATACCCACCCAAAACCAAATAGAGCAAATTGCCCAAATGAGGCATCCGAGGGTGTTTATGGCCAACGTATAATTTGAAATTTTCATACTCTTACCTTTAATGTTAGGTTTCAATAGCATTACTAATTAAACCAGTGTTAGGTTTAAATAGCATTTGGGGCTAAAAAAACTGGCCTTACAGGATTTTATGCAAAATTAAGCAATCTATCCCTGGCCAGTTTGTTTTTTCGCCTCTGTTATTATTCTTAAAATCGTTACTTCGTCAAAATTACTTAATAAATCCAGTGATAACAGCGTTTTAGCGTCTGTTAAATCTAACCTGGTCGTTTTTACTTCCAGCGCCTTAATTGGCTGGCCCGGTTTAATCATCTTTGGGTCTCCCAATTAATGTAAGTGAAACTTACAGCAATAAATATACACAAACAAAAAAAGACAAGCAATAGCATTTGTTCAATTAGTGCTAATTAATATGCCTAAACACTAAATTAGACAAAAAGATCAGAATTATTCTTAGATGGATTTAAAACAACCAGGCATAAAAAAACCCCAGTTAAGGGGCTTTTTCTAATTGCTGTTAAATTAATATGAGTCGATTATATTTCTAACAGCTTTGATTTGATCGGGCGTTAATTCACCCAGTTTGTGGCTGATTGCTTCTATGTCTTTTATAGTTTTTCCAAAGTTTTCGGGGATTGAGCGGTCGTTATCATCCATCAACCAGTGTAATGGGGCACCGGTGATAATGGCTAATTTTCTAAGGCGGGTCCGGGTGGGTTCGTTTCTCACTTCGGGGTCGTTTGATTCCCAAAGCGATACAGCCGGGCGTGATACGTCCAGCAAGTCGGCTAATTGTTGTTGTGTCATTTTGGCATGGTGCCTGGCAGCTTTGATTTTATGGTGGAGTACGTCGGAATTATTAGGCATTGTGAGTCGCTCTATTCAGAGTTGGTGGAACAAAATGTTGGTCGTGAGTATTTGCACCAAAATTAACATTCAAAACAAAAATGTTTAATTTCAGAATATATATAGGCATCGTATCTGACATTCTATCGGTGAATATCATGTGCCAGCTATAGCCTTCGCGCATCCAGGCAAGTTTCTTTGCACAGTTATTCGGCAAATCCGCAACGCGTAAATTATTATTAGTGTTTAGCATAAAGCCTCCTGGGCATAATTGCCCTTTGTTGGTGCGATTGTATAACACCAAATAGCTAGGTGTAAAGTTATGCTTACTAATCAATTTATGTTGATTCAAAGCGCGCTATTATACATTTGTTTAAATGGTAATTAAAACTTACAATCTGTTCAAATCAACAAACAACGGAATCAAGGTTTTAATATCATGGCTAGGAAAAAGAACATATTGACCGGCAAGGATAAAATGGCCGATTACACCAAATCAGCAAT